AATTTACCACTTCTGGAATTGGAAAGTCCCCGGCTGCTGGCGCGACTCCGATTTCATCGCCTGGTTCAAACGCAACTTCCCCCAATGCGTCGTCAAATGCGGCGGCACCGGCAAGTTCGCCATCCTCATGCCCGGCCTACGAACAGCATGACCGAAACCGACGAGCCAGACCGCGACACCAAATACTGGATCGGCCAGCTCACCGAAGCCGCCACCGACGGCGGCTGGTTCTCCTCCGTCCGCTCGCGCAACTACGACACCCGCATGGCGCTGTGGGATGGCCAATCCTCCGATGGCCGCAAGTGGGCCACCAACTACGGGAAAAATATTTTCCCCTGGGAAGGCGCTGCCGACAGCCGCATCCGCCTTGCCGATCTCGTCTGCAACCGCGAGGCCCAGCTTTGCCTCACCGCCACCTTCGCCGCCCGCCTGCAAATGATGCCGGTGGAATCCTCGGACTCCCTCTCCCGCACCGCCGCCGAGGCCGTGCTGAAGTGGATGCTTTTCACCCATTGCTCCAGCGACCTCCGCCGCGAACTCGAACTCGCCCTCAACATCCGCGCCACCTACGGCCTCGCCATCATGGGCGTCTTCTGGAAAACGACGACACGCATTGAGCAGAAGAGCGTCACCCTCGAAGACCTCATCGTCATGGCCCAAGAGCAGGGCGACCCCGCCTCGCCGCTCGCCATGCTCATCGGCGCGATCCTCGATCCGCTCCAAGAAGAAATCGCCATCGAGATGGCCGAGCAATTCGCCCCCGGCACCGGCACCGCCGCCAATGTCCGCAAGCTCCGCGAGGGCGGCACCGTCGAATACACCGAGCCTTACATCTTTGAGAGCAAGCCCGAGTGGACCGCCCTGGAACCTTTCAACGACATCATTTTCCCCACCGCCACCTACGACCTCCAACGCGCCCCGTGGATCGCCCGCCGCGAGATGGTGACTTGCGAGGAGTTGGAAGAGCGCACCGTCACCGAAGGCTACCCCTACGAATTTTACGAGAAAGCCGAGAACTACAAAGGCACCTCCCTCTGGCCCATCTACGCCCACCAGAATACCAACCGCCGCGACAGCATCCTCTGGCAAGACCACCGCGACCTGGTGGAAATCTGGCATATCTATTCCAAGGAGACCGACGAGAAGACCGGCGCGACCAAGGTCATGTGCCGGGTCATGCACCCGAATGTGGACATCTTCGCCAAAGAAGAAATCTCCCCCTACTCACACGGCGAATATCCTTTCATCGAACTCCCCCGCGAGCGCGTCACCCGCTGCCTCATCGAAGCCCGAGGCATCCCCGAGATCGTCAGCACCATGCAGGCGGAAATCAAAACCCAGCGCGACTACCGCACCGACCGCGCCGGAATCGCCATCCTGCCGCCCATGCGCGTGCCCGCCAACCGTGGCAAGCTCGACATCATCCTCGGCCCCGCTGTCCAAATCCCCGAGCGCCGCCCCAACGAAATCGGCTGGATGCAACCGCCGCCCTTCGACCAAGGCACCATCGAGATCGAACGCGCCGTCCGCCGCGATGTGAATGAATACTTCGGCATGGCAGGCGAGGGGGTTGATCCCAACTACACCGCCCTCGTCCAGCAGCACACGGTGGACCGCTGGCTGCGCGACTTCAAAGCCATCATCACCCAGACCTACCAACTCATGCAGCAATACATGCTGCCCGTCCAAATCCTCCGCGTCTCCGGTGGCCAAGTCCTCCCGTTCCAAGCCGACCGCGAAAGCATCCAAGGCAAGTTCGACCTGATCGTGGATTGGGACGCCCGCAACCTCGACGCCGAAGCCCTCGGCGCGAAGCTCGACTACATCAGCAAAGCCATCGTGCCGATGGATACCGCCGGAGTCATCGACCGCGCAGGGCTCATCAAATTCATCATGAGCGCCGTCGATCCGGTTCTTGCCGAAATGCTCGTCCGCGACCCCGGCCCCGCCGCCGCCATGGAGGCCAACGAAGAACAACTCGCCTTCACCAAGATCGCCGCAGGCACCGAGCCCGAACTTCCCGCCGAAGGGCAGAACCACCAGCTCCGCGCCCAAGTCCTCCAAGGCATCATAGCCGCAAACCCCGCCCTCCAGCAGCGCATCCAGCAAGACGAGATTTTCCGCAACATGATCGAAGCCCGCATGAAGGGCTTCAACTTCCAGCTCCAGCAACAGCAAAACGCCCAGATCGGCCGCCAAGGCACCCTGCCCGCGTTGCAACAAGGAGCCCCGCAATGAAGGCCACGCCCTACCGCACCGTCCGCGATGGAGTGATTTCCCGCATGGGCATCGACCCCGCGCAGCCGCTCATGGCCTCGCAGGCTTCGGCGCTTGCCGAGTATTTGACGACCGCCGCCGCGACGGCTTGGACCTTCTTCGATTGGCCCGAGACGACCTACACGGAGCAGCGTGTTGTATTGGGCACAGGTTTTGCCGAAGGAGGCTACACCTACGAGCACGATTACCAGGGCACCACCTCCTACATTGGCCGCGCTGTGCAGGGTTCGGAATTTTCCGACCTTGTGTGGCGCATCAAGCGGGTGAGCACCACGACAAGCGGCGAGGTTTCCAATATCGACACCGCGCTCAATGTGGCGTGGAACGACCGCGCCACGGCCGCCTATGTCGAGGATTCCGGCAACGAAGCTCCCGAGGATGCGTTGCCCTACATTCCGCTCATCCAGACCGGCCAGACGCCTATCGGCAATGTGGTCGCGGTTTACGCCGACAAACCAAGCGAGTATGCGATCACGCAGAAATTGGAGTTCGTCATCACCGGCGACAGCCTCGTCATCATCGACGAGAACTATGTCTCAGGGCCGGTGTATGTGGAGTTCTCCCTACCGCAGCCGAAGTTTACCAGCACCGCGTTCAACGCCTCCACCGCTTACGCAGCGGGCGATCTCGTTTACTACAACACGACCGGCGATTGCTACGAAGCCCTCGCCGCCACCACCGGCAATCTCCCGACGAATGAGGAGTTCTGGCTACGCCACCGCATCCCAGCCTTCCTCGCCGATTACCTCAAGTTTTACGCCCTCGCCGAGACGCTTTCCGAGGACGGCCAGATGGCCAAAGCCAACTACCAGTTCGCCCGCGCCGAAGGCATCCTCCAACAACGCATGGACGACGCCTGGCTCCGCAAAGGCGAGGTCCGCCGCTACTCCGCGCAGTTCCAATAACCCCCCTATTGACACCCCTCCCGATAATTCAATTAACGACATGAGCAACCCCACCGTCCAGATCGCCGCCCGCAGTTCCTCGGGCATTGTCCAACCCGTCCAAGCCACACCAGATGGGGCTCTGCGAGTCACCACCGGTTTTGCACTCCCCCTCTACGACGACTTTGAAGTCTTCCGCGTCGGGGCGACCAACAACACCGACTACACCGAATACCGCTTTAGCGGAACCGCTGTGGCCCGCATTCGGTTTCAGTATTTCGGCGGAGTGCCCACCACCGACAACGCCGGGCTTCGCCGCTCCTTCATCCAGTATCCGCCCTTCGCGTAACCATGTCGCAAGTTTCGTTCGATCCCCTCACCGGAAACATGATCAGCACCACCGCTCAGGTCGCGCAGCTCGACTCCTCGGGCCAGATCTCCGGCGCGATGATCCCCGACGATTTCGACGATGTGCAACGCTTCGACTCCGTGGCCGACTTCCCCGCCGAGGGCGTCGTCGCCCGCATCTACTTTCCAGCCGACACCAACATCCCGCACCGATGGGATGTGGACACCCTTTCCTACATCCCCATCTCGTCCGACACGGACGGCGGTGAGTTTTAGGATTAACCCCGCAGAACAACCCAAACACCCCCCCAATAACACAATGGCAAATACACTCAGAATCAAACGCAGATTGACAGGTGCCTCCGGCGCCCCTACCGGCCTCGCTCTCGGCGAGTTGGCCCATAGCTTCGTCGACGACAAACTTTGGATCGGCAATGGCTCGACCTCGGTCGTCATCGGCGGCGCAGGCCACTTCGCTACCAATGCCCAGCTCGCCTCCGAGACCTCGGCCAGAGAAGCCGCGATCACCAGTGTTTCCTCGGATCTCTCCTCCGAAGTCACCCGTGCGACCGCAGCGGAACAAGCCCTCGGCGCTCGCATCGACAATGTTCTCTCGAACACAACGCAGGGCTCGCTCGATTCGTTGACGGAGGTTGTGCAAGCCTTCGAGCAAGCGGATCAAAATCTCAACGGAGCGATCACCACGCTCGCCAATAGCGCCTCCAGCGCCCTCAGCTCCGCTGTGGCCACGCTCGAAGCCGCCGACTCCACCCTCCAGTCGAACATCGATAGCGAAGCCTCGACCCGCGCCGCCGCCGACTTGACCCTCCAGGGCAACATCGACAGCGAGGCGACCACCCGCTCGAACAACGACGCGACCCTCCAGAGCAACATCGACAGCGAAGCCAGCACCCGTGCTTCGGCCATCAGCGCCCTCGACAGCCGAGTGGTCGTGCTCGAAAACGCCAGCGCCGACGCTCGCCTTGATGAAGTCGAGTCCGACATCGCCGCGCTTGAGAGCCGCGCCAGCACCATCGAGAGCGACGCCACAGCCCTCACAGGCCGCGTCTCCACCGCCGAGTCCGACATCGAAGCCATCGAAAGCGCCGCAACGACCCTCGCCGGTCGTGTGACGACCAACGAAGGCGACATCGATTCGCTCGAAGTTCGCGTCCTCGCGCTCGAGACCGAGATCGACGGCGGAACCTTCTGATCGCCCCCCATCCCCCTCAAAGCGGCAGCGCGGTCCCAACCCGCGCCGCCGCCCAGGGCCGCCCCACTTAAAACTTAATTCTTAAAACTTAAAACTTCTCCATGGTCCTCAAGCTCCTCCGCAGCACGGTTCCCGGCCGAGTCCCCACCGCCGCCCAAGTGGCCGAAGGGAGCCTCGCCCTCAACCTCGCCGACCGGCGCTTGTATAGCAAAGACCACCTCGGAGAAGTCTTCCGCCTCGCCCGCCCCCGCGACCCCAGCGACTACCAGCTTCTCCACGCCGTGGACGGCGACCACCTCTACCTCGGCCGCCTCGCTTGGGCCGACTTCCCCGCCTCCGGCCCCGCCGAGGACTCCCCCGCCTGGACAATTTACCGCATCACCACCGACTCGGCAGGCAATGTCCTCTCGGAGCAATCCGCCACCGGCGCGTGGTCGAACAAAAGCAACCTCCAATTTTCTTAAACCTCAAAAACCACCACCACCATGAACGCATCCGCACCATCCAGCATCGACTCAAAGCAATACGACCGCTACGCCCTCAACCTCATCATTTCCGGCAGCTATGACGGGGAAGGCCAGCCAGAGGCATCGGTTGTAATGAATCTCACCCCGCTCCGCATCGAAGACGGCATGGTCGAGACCCAGCCCGCCCACGCGAAATCCATCCGCCTCGGCTCGCTCGCTCATGCCGACGAAGCCACCCTCGCCACCGTGGGCGCGATCCAATCCGCCCTCCAACAATTCATCGCCGCGAAAGGACTCTAAGCCATGGCCACAGCACGCGCTATCGCAAACGGCAACTGGTCCGCGACCAGCACATGGAACGGCGGCGTTCTGCCCGGCAACGGCGACACCGTTTACGCCAATGGATTCAATGTCACGATCAACCAAGACATCCTGATCGGCGGAGCCAACAACCCCACCGTCAACGCCGGATCGTTCGTCTCCGGTCAATGGTATGAAGTCCTCTTCGTCGGCACCACCTCATGGACCGGCATCGGCGCGGCGTCCAACACCGCAGGCACGATATTCCTCGCCAGCGGCGTAGGCGCAGGCACCGGCAACGCCCGCGCTCTCGCCACGCTCACCACAGCCTCCAACACCGCCGCAGGAGCTACTGGCGGAGGCGGATCGTTTGCCATGTCCTCGCCATTCGCCATCACCACCGACCTCCGCGCAGGCACAACAACCTGCCTCTCGGTTACCGGCGCGACCGCGTTGACTCTGGACGGGCTGCGCGTCGTGGGAGGATCGGCGGCAGGAGCGCATGGGTGCAACTATGCAGGCACCACGACTTGCACTCTGGGAAATGGCACATTCACGGGAGGCAGCAACGGCACCGCCATCGCCCTCAACAACGCCTCAAGCGGAACGGTCAATGTCAGCGCGTCCTGCACATTCACAGGCGGAATCACGGGTTCAGCTTTCAACAACGCCTCAAGCGGAACGGTCAATGTCAGCGCGTCTTGCACATTCACAGCCGGTGGGTCTGGCACCGCCATCGCCCTCAACAACGCCTCAAGCGGAACGGTCAATGTCAGCGCGTCCTGCACATTCACAGCCGGGAGCGCCGGGTCCAGCAGCCACTGTTTTCAAAACACCTCTACTGGCTCGGTTAATGTGAGCGCGCCTTGCACATTTATGGCTGGAAACAGCGTCACATGCTTTGCCTTAAATAGCAGCTTGACCGGAACGGTCATCATTAGCCAAGGCACTTTCACCGCTTCCGCGTTCTCAAGTGCAATGGGAGTTGGGAATACCGCCGCAGATGTCCGCTTGAGCGGGGATTTCCTCGACCACTGGAGCGGGTGGAAAGCCGTCTCTGGAGCCAAGTGGCGCCTCGGCACCGCGCCCACTCTCGGCCAGACACGCTACGCCCTCGCAGGCACGACCGACTCGTATTTCACCATGTTCGGCTCCGACTTCGGCACCTTCGGCAACCCCATCGCCGCCGATGTCCGCACCGGAGTGAGCTACGGCGGCGGTAACCTCACCGGCACATGCGCAGTCCCCGCCGCAGGCTCGGTGGCGCTGGGAGTCCCCGTCGATGCGACCACAGGCACAGCAGTCCTTACGCCAGAAGCCGTGTGGGGCCACGCATCCCGCACAATCACCGGCGGGCTGGTTGACACGGCCACAACGCTGACCAACTCGCCAGATGTTCCAACCGAGGCTGAAATCGCCAGCGCAGTCTGGGGAGCCGCAACCAAGGAAATCACCGGCGGCACGGTCACCAACCTCACCAACGCCCCGGCCTCCTTAACGCCGAGCGACATCTGGTCGCACTCCAGCCGCACGCTGACCAGCGCCAGCGGCCCGACCGTCGTGCAAATCCGGCAGGAAATGGACGCCAACTCGACCAAGCTCGCCAACCTCGACGCCCCGGTCTCCGGAGCAGGCAACGCCCCGAGCGCCAGCACGGTGGCCACGGCAGTCCGCACCGAACTCAGCGACGAACTTGCCAAAGTCTCGGCCCTCAACACCGACCGGCTCGCCCAGTGCTCGACGGTCTCGACCACCGGAGCCCAGCTCGCCGCCGCCCTCAGCTAAGTCATGGACCACCACCAAGCCGCCGCCTCGTTCACCGGCCTCGTCGCTACGGCGACGGGGCTCACGGTGTCGATGCTCCCCGAGATCGAGGCGTGGCTTCGCATCGCCTCGCTCTTAGTCGGCATCGCGGTCGGCGTGGCCTCGCTCTACGCCCTCCTCAACAAGAAGCGCCCGCCCCACGACCCTTAAAACTTAATTTTTAAAACTTAAAACTCCCTTCCCCCCCCATGAATAAAATCCTCTCGCACCTCAAACAAAAATCCACCTGGGCAGGCATCGCCTCGCTCGTCGCCTTGACCGGTTGGCAAGTCAGCCCCGACCAATTTTCGGCCATCAGTGCGGTGATCATCGCGCTCGTCGGAGCCTACGAGGTTTTCCGCAACGAGAAATGACCACCCCCGCCCAAGTCGCCGCCACCGGCCTGCTCATCGGCTACATCTTCCTGACGATCTCGTTCCTCTCCGGATGCAGCACGCTCGGCATCTCCCTCGAAACCGACTACGGGCGCTTCAGCTACACGCTCCCCGAACTTCCCGCGCCCACTTCGAGCAAATGATGCAATGGCTCCAGCGACTCATGGGTAGGGATGGCTCGCCGAGCCGTCCCAAGCCTGTATCGCCCTTGCCAGTCCTAGCCGCCCCCGAGCCACCAGCCCCCGCCCGCTACTACCCCCAAACCAACCGCCGCAGCCCCAACATCAGCGCGGGCCGAGTCATCCACCCCAGCCATGTCGTGCTCCACCACACCTCCGGCAGCTACGCCGGAAGCGTCGCGTGGTGCATGAATCCCGCCAGCAAAGTCTCGTATCACTGCATCATCGGGCGAAACGGCAAGCGAACCGTCCTCGCCCTGCCCACCCAACGCGCCTGGCACGCCGGAGTGAGTAGCTGGCAAGGCCGCAAAGACTGCAACTCCTACAGCATCGGCCTAGCCTGGGAAGGCGATACCTACACGACCCCCCTCAGCGAAGACGCCCTCCTGAGCGCCATCGAATATCTCCTCCCGCTCCTCGAAGAGCACCAGATCCCGCTCTCCCACATCCTCCGCCACGCCGACATCGCGCCCGGCCGCAAAACCGATTGCTCCCCCGAAGCGCACCGCCAACTCGTCGCCGCCCTCCGGCGCGCCCTCGCATGAAGAAACCCAAAACCTCCCCCCCAAAAGACCGCGAGGCCATCATGCTCCAGGTGCGCTCCTTGCTCGCCGAGCACTTCGATGTCGGCATCGCCGTGGTCTCTTGGGAGGACGGCGGCGAGACCTACTTCATGGATTTCAAATTTGGAAACGACTACGCCGCCCGCGCCATCACCCGCGAGGCCGAAGACATCCTCTGGCCCTACGAAACCGAAGACGACGAGGAGGACGACGAATGAAAACATCCTGGAGTTCCATCGCCCGCGAGCAAGCGGACAAAGCCCACAAGACCGAGGTGGACAGCCTCAAAGCCAAGCTCGCGCAATACCAAGCCAGCGTCGAGTCGCTGGAAAAGCAACTCGGCATCGCGCTGAGCCTCGGCAAGACCCGCATTCGCCCGCAGCCGCTCTCCGTCTCGATGAGCGACAAAGCCGAAGCCGTCGCCGTGGCGCTCGCCAGCGATTGGCATGTCGAGGAAACGGTCGAATCCGCCAGCGTGTGCGGCCTCAACGAATACCGG